GACCCGCCGCGCCGTAACACCAGTCGATGTTCTCACGCAGTAACGCCATATACTCTACCCACTGCTTCTTTGCCGATACAGTGGCTTCCTCCTTGTAGGTCTCATTCCGCTCGTTGTAGTCATCAGCCTCATCCTCGCTGTAAACGTGGCCGTGCAGACCTACTAGCTTCAGAATAACTCTGTCCTTCGCACGCTTTTCAGCCATAGCGTAAGGGTAAGAGTTCTTGTTGTTGTACTCAGCAGCCTCTCCGATTGACCACTCTTCTCGACCGTTGAGATGTCCGTGCACTAAAATAGCCACACGCTTTTTCTCCATGTCGTTAACAAGAATAGTGGGTGCGTCAAAATTGACTCCTGCTTGTGCGGCTACCCTTTCTAGGGTTTTGTGATACAGCACATACGTTCCGTGACAATCCCATCCAGCCGACTCAGGCGTCTCGTCAATATCTCTGAGCACCTGTTTGACCCGCTCTGGGATGCTTTTTGTTTTACTCATTCCAAGGTTCCTTTTTCTCAAACACCTCGTCTGCGTTTAGTACGACGTAACCATGCCAAGTGCAGGTGTGTATTTCGTACTCCGTGATGTCGCTAAACCCCTTCTCACCCCAAAACTCAAATGGCTCTTTGACTTGCCACCACTTGGCTTGGATTTGTACATCATCGAGATCAGCAACTACCCATAGAACGCCATCGTCATAATCGTCGATTGGTGCTCCCATGAATTCTTCTGAGTTCTCACCTATCTTGTAGGCGTCCTCAACTGCAATTTGTATTATCATCTTTACCCCCAAAGTATCTGGCTTGATGGCGTACCAGTGCGGGTAAGTCTTCCTGCTGGAACTCGTCGAACTGGAACTCTACAGCCAATATATCAACAACTTCGTCTTGTCTGAAGCCTCCCAATATCAGGCACTTCGCGCGCTCCCAAACGACAATTTTAAATGGCATACAGCAGTAACTCCTCCTAGTGACAGGACGAGTACACTACAACACAATTATGTTGTCAACGAATTTGTTTAGGGGTGTTCTACGTGGAACTTAGGGGTACTCACCCATGCGGATCATGTGGGTGACTTCGATGGCTCTGTTGCCAACTTGCTTGGCCCATCGGCTGTCTAAAAACTCTGCTGCAGCTTTGTGATATTCACCACGCTCCATTGCACTTAACGCTAGCTTGAACTGCATTAGACGAGTTAAGCCAAGGTTAAAACATAGGTTTACGAGCGCATCTTGCCGGACGCCATCCAGGCTCGCGAACCAATCCAGCGCATAGGCAAGCTCTCGTACACAGCGGTTTATATCGTTTTGGAGCAAGTAATCAATCTCGTCGGCGCTCAACCCTAGACCGGACTTAGAGATATTTCTACCAACACCAATGGTTTCGTATCCCGCTGGGCAAACATAGCTAAATGCCTCAACGCCTTCATGCTTTCGCAGTTGCTCTATTAAATCGCTCATTTTGACCCCGACTTACTAGCCCCAAAATAGAAACTCACCACAGAAGACACGATGCCCCCGAGATAGCCCAGCACCAAGTTGACGACGTTAAGGTCATTTTCATCAGCAGGCTGAAGAGTGACGAGAAAAACATAGCAACCGAAAAGCACAACGGACATAAGGGCAATCGCTCTAGCTGTCCAGTCCTCTCTAAATGATTCTCTAGCATTTTGAGTGTCCTTTGTTTCTAACGCAAACACATCTACCTCAAGTTCTTTCATCCTAACCTCAAAGTCCAGTTCAGCCTTTTTAATCTCAGCTAACTGCTCAGGGGTTGCTTGTTGCATTGCCTTCTCTATCTTCTGCGGTGTTGGATCGCATCCTAAAACATCCGCAAGCATTGACGCCGCAGCGCCTCCCACTGGGCCACCCAAAGCGGCTCCCAAAGTAGGAGCGAGGTCTCCAATCAATCCTTTGATGTTGTCAAACTTCATGCAAAATACTCCATTCCTTTAAGTACAGTAACGATACCTATACTGTTCGCCCATATCATGCGTTCTAACCGAGTGAAACTTGCGCCACCATGATCCAAGCGTGTTTCTATGCGATTTAACTTATCATCTATAGTTTTACGGAGCACCGCACATTCTGCTTGGTGTATTTCTATCTGCTTGAGAGCCTTCTCTGCCGTTTCCATTAATTACCACCTAGCGGGTTAGTTGCTTCGAGTGCCGTCCATAAGTCATCCATATCCCGCTCATAGCGCTTAAGACGATCATCTAAATTCTGTAGAGCCTCTAACTTCCCACTGACTCTCAATTCCGTTTCTGAGGATGTCTTTTCCACTGAGCTTATTCGATCTCTGATATCTAAAAGTTCTGTCTGTGCTTCCATGATTTGTTTTAGGTTAGCACCCAACTCAGCAAGTTTCCCTTGTAGGTTTTCTACGTCTGCCGCCGTCATCGCTTGCTCCATGTTCGACAGATTGACATCCATAGTTTGTAACCGTTGGGTGTTAGCTTCTCGCAAGTCGTCAAACCGATCTGCCAACCCTTCTGCCTGTGTTGTAGCCGCTACAACTGACTCAGATTGCTCATTGAGCTGTGCAAAAAACTGAGAAGCAGCCCAAATTCCACCACCTATTGTCGAGCTAAACGTAATTAAGATAGCAATCCAAACGCCCTTTATAGACGTCCCCCCTACGTTTAGTTCTAACTCATCAAGGCTCATAACTTATTCCTGCACCTGCCAAACACTCTTGCTGTTCTTCTGGGGTATATCCAAACCAACACCCGCCCTCTGGAGAACTGATGAAAAAAGCGTCAGCCTCCCCTTGCGTCAAAACCTGCTGTGCATCAACGAAATAATTGCCAACTTGCAATCCCTGTATCGTCGAACCACCGTCAAAAGATACCCATACAGCCTGCGTATCTACGTCAAAAAACACTGATGCCGCCTCTTGGTAGGTTACTTGAATGTCATACGCCATGTCATTGGCTTGTTCTAGTAAGGCTTCATCACTCGCGACAGCCATGTAAGCCGCTGCCGTCTGTATAGCGGACTCCGTGTTAGATAAGGCGTCGTTGTAGGAGCTTATATCTGCGTCTGTGAGAGTTACGTTGTTTGCCGCTATAAACTCTTGTAGTTCCATAGCCTGGCGTTCATCTGGAGCTGACTGCGCGTCCACAGCACGTTCGTTAATTTCCGCAACCATTATTACTTGCTGACTAGCTTCCACGTAGGCGTCTATCATTTGAGAAACGACATCCATAGCTTGGTCTGCTTGATCTTGAAAGTATTGATCTGCATTGGGATCGTAGCTATAGGCAGCGGCCTGTACTGCGGATACAGCCGCGTTGTATGCGTTTTGCTGTTCTGCTGTGATATGACCGTCAGTAGCCATTGACGGCGCTATATTTCCATCCCAAGCATACGAACTGCCACCTGCAATCGTTTTTATGCCATAGGAGAACGTATCCCTTATGCTTTGAGAAGTATCTACTAAGTTATCAATCTCGGTTGCGTTTAGTGGTGCGGAAACGATCGCTAAGACTGCCAGCATCTTGTTGTTCATTGTCGTTTCCCCCAGCTAACAACTTATCATAGAACTCTTTATCGGCGAGATAATCTGGAATCCAAAGCTCTGGGTTACTCTTTACTTCTAACAGCGCATTTTTGCCGACGAGCAGTCTGCCAGCTCGTATTATAGGACAGGGAGTCGCAGACATAAACATTGCCCGCCAAACTTGTGCGTTTTGACATAGCAAACTGACTGCCGCGACCTTCATACCCATATTGCTCAATGTAATGCTGTTAAGCCTTCTGTTGCACTCAGCATCCTGGACATACTTACCTGATGTAATACCAACTCCGACAAGCTGTAAACCGCCCGACACAGACTGTAAGCACGACTGCTGACCACTACTCATTAGACTTGGTGCAATAGCAGTAGATACCGGCATTGAGCGGCTACCAGCTCCGTTGTAAGTCTTGCTCACGTTGCCGTTGTTACTGTTTGAGGTATTTAGATCGCCTTCGATATTTGTATTTTCGCCATCGAAGTCTGGCTCGTATTCACCGTCATCTCTAACTGGTGGAGGATCTATTTCTGGAGCGGGGTCAATGTCCTGCCCGAAGGCAGGAGAGATAAGACTAATTAATGCTATCGACAGGAACGTCTTGGTAATCCTCATCGGATACTTCCTCTACTTGAGGTTGCTCTTGCTGCTGTGACTTCGCCTGGATAAGAGCGATTTGTGCTTCCAAGTCGGCTATACGAAGTGCTTGCTGTGCATTCTGACGAGCTAGTGATTCCATCCTCTGTGATAAAACAAATTGTTCTTCTGTTACTTGCTGTTGTTCAGACATTACTCATCCTTTTTGTTGGTGATGCGTGTAATGTAAGGTCAACAGAAATGTTTTTCAAGTTAGTTTCCGCCTGTATGGTTTATATAATATGTGAAAGTCGCAGTGGTCGTGTAGGACGTACTTCTAGGGTGTCTAGCTTCCAAGGTAATGAGACCGGCGGCATCCATCTCACCGTTGTTGGACATAGTAGCAGTCACCGTTATGGCGGACTCACTTGCGCCGTATGAGTCCGTATACGCAAAAGTATGCGATGCTCGATTACCTGCCACTTTTAAATCTCGTACAACACCGTCAAAGCTAATCTGGAACGTAGTCAGCGTACCCAAGTTGTACAAGACAGCCGTGAGCTCGTGCGGAATACGGTAGTCCATACCGTCTTCCATAGCAGGGCCGAAGCCCATCTCCCAATTATTGCGACTCCAATTCAATACAACCGAATCATTGCCGAAGCCAAAGCCCTGTAAATTTGGTGGTGGCGTAGAGAAAAATATGGCTGTGAAGGAGCTATAGAAGTCGTCTAATTGTATGGCCCCTGATGCTGGCACTCCTGAGTTGTTAGGTGAGCCAGTTGTATTTGACGGCACATATAAACCGCCGCGATAG